TAAATTAGTGAATATACAAACATGCTATGGTAACGGTATCAAAGATATAATGTGGAAACATCTATTTCATAAAGGATATTATGTAGAAAAAAATGATATAAAAGTTAAATTTAAATCTGTTACTAATGTGGATTTGATGGATGACATGGAAGTAATAGTAGCAGTGATGACTACTCTTAAAGATTTTGTAGCTTTACTTAATGAAATTTCTTCTTCTGACCAGATAGCCTTAGAAGTAGATAGCAAAGAATTACTAGAGTTCTTTAAAATGTATACCGCTGCTTTCCCTAAAATGCAAAAAGTTTTAAAATTATATGCTGATGGAAAAGGTAGACCAATGTTACCTGATAGGGGAGGAGAACCTATGACTCCTTCTGGAGTTTCTAATAGAGGAAATACTTCTTTCCAAGGTCCTCAATTATCTACTCAAGCTCCTCAAGGAGCACCTAGTACTTCTACGACTCCTACAGGAGAAACTCCAACTATAACAGCAGAAGCTCCTACACCTCCAGAAACCCCTAGGGGCGGTAGTGTTAATGTAGCAGATACGTTTTAATTTTATAATTAATTGAGTCTAATTTATATTATAATTAGAGGCTTAATACATATTATGTATATTATATAAGTTTGGAGAATTGAAGATGGATAAGAAAAAATCACTTTTAGAAAGTCTTAGAGAGCTAACTCCTAGTTTTAAATATGAAAGAGAAGAAGACGAGTTAGAAGATTTATCTGTTAGAGCAATAGCAGAACCAGAAGAAGACGAAGAAGAGTCTTTAGATAGTCAAAGTTTGGATGATGAAGAACATTCAGACCACGAAGAAGAAGACGAAGAGGGCGAAGATGTTGATGGGGACGGAGACGAAGATAACGTTCATGCTTTATCAAAATTGACAAATGCTTTTGAATCATCTCCAGAAGAAGTTCAGCATGCTTTAATAATGTTTACTAGAATTATGATAGACACTAATGTAGACATTGATACTCTTCAACAATTCATAGATGATGTTGATGAGGGAGAAGAGGAAGACGAAGAAGATTACGAAGATGATGGAGAAGGCTTCGATAACGAAGATGATATGTATGGTCAGGAAGATGAAGAAGGCGAAGAAAGTACTGAAGAGGACGAAGAAGAATCAAACGAATCAGTAAGCGAAGAAGATGAAGAGTATAGTGAATTTAAAAATGAATTATACGAATCATTAGCTGATGTAGAACAATTTGAATCTAATAGGGGTACCTATTTTACAAATGAGTCTATAGTAGCAGACGATTATGATATGTTTGATTTAATGGATTAATAATGTTTAAAAGAATTAATGAATTAGTTAGAATAATTTGCGAAGGTGGTGGGGCTGCTGTGGAGATAACAGAATCACCACGTCGCCATGATGGTGAAGAGACCGACTCTGAAGACGAGGAGGACGAGTTAAAGGAGGAACTTTTCACTAAAAAAGTAGAACATGGGAAAGTTAGGGATGTTAGAAATAAATTAGGGGATGTAGAAAAGGTAGACGATTTACATAATAAGGCTACTTTAGTAAAAGCTAGATTAAAGTCAAGAACCCCTCAAGCAAAGTTAGCTAAAAAACATTCATTATTAATAAGAAGAAGGAAAGTAGACGGTGAACGGTAAATTACAGAAAGTATTAAAGCTGACTGAAAAGATAGGGATACCCAGAGATGTAAATATAGAAAGTCCTTTGGTATCTCTGAGCTTAAGACACTTTAAATACGATTTAAATTCTACTACAGCACCTCTTATTTGGGACATAACCTCTGAAAATCAGAACAAAACAATAAAAGTAAAAATAACAATTGATAAAAGAGCTATGGATGAGGATACAGAGATAGAAGAATACGTACTAAAATCAATTAAGAACAATGAGAGTTTTTCAGACTTAGTACATGCTCTTCAACAATTTGAACCTCATAATAAACGAATTAAAAATTTATATAACGTAGCAACTTGGAAAAAAACAGAGACAACTAATCAGGTCATCTATTCAAAAACAATAAATTTTGGAGAGTATGAAGATAATGAGTAAAAATTTTCAATATGAACTTTGGGACATCCCCAATAATAAATGGGAATTAAAGGAAGACTATTTAAATGAGTCTTCTAATAAGTCTGTTGCAGACGGTAGAAATATTTTGGCAGTTGTTCAAGGTGTTTTCTTTGTTCCAGATGGTGTTTCAAGAAACGAAAGATACTATCCTAAAATATTTTGGGAAACTATTATAGGACATCCAGACTTAAGAAGAAGACTAGACGATAAAGTTATGTTTGGTTGTATAGGTCATGAGGACAGAGGGATAACTGAATCCGATATAACCGATGGTAAAGTTTCTCATATTGTTACTAAACTATGGATTGATGAAGAAACTAAGATGGGTATGGGAGAAGCATATATTTTAGGCACCCCTGCTGGAAGAAATCTTTATGTTGTTATGAAGGCAGGTTCAAGAATAAAAGTATCTTCTAGGGCATCTGGAGATTATAAATCTAATGAAACTCACGAAGGTATGCCAATAGTTGATGAGAATAGTTATTATTTGGAAACTTTCGATTTTGTATTAAATCCAGGTTTTACTGAAACTAATCCTTTGATTAAAGAAAATATCAAAAAGATAAAAGAAGACATGAGGAGACTAGAGATGGAATTTACCCAAAAAATTTACGAAGACTTAAGAACAGAAAAGAATTCTCTTAACGAAGAAGTTATGAAGCTTAGAGAAGAGAAAGTTATTTCTGAAGCTAAAGCAAAACAATTAGACGAAGAAGTTACTAAGAAAAATGCTGAGATAGTTAGTCTTACAGAAGAATTAGCTAAATCAAAAGAACTAGAAGTAGAAAAAAATCAAATCTCAGAAGAGTTGACAACTATCAAAAATCATTTGAAAGAATGTGAGATAGAAGATATTACTACTCTTAAAGAAGATTTAGAAAAATCTGGTTCATTACTTGAAGCTTATGCAAAATTGGGAAGACCTGAGCAAATAGAAAGAAAAGTTAAAAAATTATCAGAAGAAAACGAAAAATGGTCAGAACTTGGTGAATTAGATTCTATAGTAGAAGCTATTCCCGTTATTGAATATGTTCTTGAAGAAACTGTTAATTTAGGTATTCCTCTTAGCGAAGTAAAAGAAATTATCTCAAGAGCAGAACATTTAGTAAATGAAGAAAAGACAAAACAAAACGAAAATTTAGTTCTTTCTATTTCAAGAGAATACAATGCTCCTATAGAAAACGTAAGAAGTATGTTGGAAACATTAGGAGAAGTTCAAACAGTAGGTATTCTTCAATCACTTAATCTTAAAAATAAAAAGATAGTTAAAGAAGAAGTTAGAATAGAAGAAAAGAAAGTTGTTGAAAAGAAACAACAACAGTCTTTAAAAGAAGACAAACCACCAGTCTATAATTTGTTCAGACAGTACAAAAATGAAAAAACAAAATAGTTCTTTATATTATATATAGATGTATTGTTAGATAGTTTGTAAGATATAAGTAACGTCAGACCACAGGAGTGATTTAAAATTATGAAGATGACTCAAAACGAAAAAGTATTAAGAGGGGCAGAATACTTCTTAAAGAACCCTACCTACAAGCCTTACATGGAATCCTTGGAAGAATCCCCACTTGCAAGAGTAAGAGCTATTTCCCCTATGGATTATGTAATCTTAGGAAAACAATTCAGACAGTTTGAAAACTACAAAAAAATGGTAAGCGAAACATTTGGTACATTAAAAGATTTAGGTCAATTACCTAAATATGCTTATGATGTTATCACAGCTAACTATGCAGCTTCCATTCTTCCTTTGTTAGCTTCAGTCCAACCTATCAAAGGGCAACAAGGTATTGTTTACTTCAAACAAATCAAAGCTAGAACAACCAGAGGAAACGTTCACGAAAACGACATTCTTAGAAATGCTATTGCTAAACCTCAAACACAAGCAGTAGGTTTCGCTGGTGAAAAAGTTTACCAAAACTTAGGAACATTAATCAACGGTCAACAAAGTTATACATTCAACTTGACTCCAGCACCTGTTAGAGAAAGACAATTAACAATCAGTCTTTCAACAACAACTCAAACCTTAATAGACGATGGTAATGGAAACATTGTTCCAGTTGGTGGAGCATTAGGTACAGGTACTATCAACTATTCAACAGGTTTAGTAACTATCGATTTCATTACTCCTATTACAGGTGTTGAAGTTGCTAGAGCTGAGTTCGGTACAGAATATGAAGAAAACGGAAATCTTCCTACAATTCAATCAAGTTTCGATTCCGCTGATGTTAGAGCCGAAGTGTTCGCATTAAGAAGTGAAATGGGTAGTTTAAAAGCGTTTGAATTAAAACAAACTTTCGGTAAGGATGCAGAAACAGAAATGATTAATGACCTTACAATGGAAATAAACGCTGAGTTAGGAAATACACTTATTAGCAGAATAGCTAATGCTTCTTTTGGAACCCCTATCGTATGGGATTCAGCAGCTCCAGCAGGAACCTCAGAAGTTGAACACAAACTTGCTTTCAGAAACAGAATCGCAGAAGCTTCATCCCACATCGCCCAAAACGCAGGTCGTGGTGAAGTAACAGCTATCATCTGTGGTGTTAAAGCAGCAGCTCTGTTCGACCAATTAGGAACCTTGTTTGAAAGAACTGGATTTGCTTCTTCAGGACCTACACTTTACGGTATGTATAACAAAAATATTCCAGTAATCAGAGCTATAGACGTAATAGACGACAGTGCTGTATATTGTATCTACAAAGGTACAGGCAACTTCGATGCTCCTGCTGTTTACTGTCCATATATGCCTTTAGTTGTAAACGGAAGTTTACCAGTATTAAACAACGTATTGAAAACCCAAGGGTATGCGTTGGTCTGGTCAGCAATGAAAGTCATTGTAAACAGATTCATCACTAAGATTGATGTTCAAAACTTAATATAATCTTAGAGATAATTCAATACTCAATAATAGAGATGGTTTAAACCATCTCTATTTTTTATATTGACTTTTTAAAATATCTATGTTATAATAAATTAGTAGATTAATAAGGAGTTTTTTATGGATAAGAAATATAAATTAATAAATAAATCTAATAGAGTTATCGGTGTTAGTATAGCTGGTATGGAGCAAGTATTTAATATTCCTCCAGAGGGTGAAGAGATATTGTTAGATAATTATTATATTAATCATATTACAGAAACTATAAAAATATTTAAAGGGGATATAGTTTTAGAAGAATTATCTCAGAAGGATTTACTTGATGAGCATACCAGACTTTCTCAGGAACTCCAACCCGAATTCTATAGTGAGGAAGAGTCTTTGTTTAATAAAGTTACAGATGAAGGAGATATAGTACCCATTACTGAAATAAAAGTAGGAGATACTCAAATAAATATTAATAAAAACGTAAACGAAGGATTAAACGAATTATATGTTTCTTTAAAGACAGATATTATTAAGAATGAAGATAAGTCAGAGCTATTATCTTTATCCGAAGAGGAATTAATGGGAAGTCTTAAAAATAAATTTAATTTTGAAGATACAGAACCCAACATAGCTTTAGTTGATAGCATATATACTGAATTAGAATTCAGTAGGAAGAATATAGAACTTTTGGATAAACTTAAAGATTTTAATCATGACGATGTTTCTATATTAGATGCAGATGAATTATCAGAAACTAATTATCCAGAGGATGAAGAGTTAGTAGGAGATATTACAGTAGACCCTAACTTAGAGAATATAGAAGTTGATAAAACTATTCCCGCTAAGAAAAAAGGTTCTAAGAAGAATACTCCTAAACCATAACATTTTTAACAAAGATAGTTTATATTTTAAGTAGGATAAAACTATCTTTGGAGTATTTATATGGTTTTGACTTTTGAAGAGGCTATAAAGCAAGTTAAGATAAGTGAGGGGCAACTTCTAATACCTTTACAGGCTTTAAGGCTCGATGATGATAATTTAGAACAATTGTTCGTATACACAGCCAAACAATTACAGAATAAGAGACCTGTAAGGGATATTTTGAATGTAAATGTTAATCAAAATGGTGTTCATATACCTAATGCTTTGTCTGTTTTAGCTTTGAAATACCCTTTATATCCTAATTTAGATAGAAATACTTCTCCTATTGCTCGTAATTTATGGTGGTTTGACCCTCACAGTAGGATATTAAAGTGTATTTTTTCATCTACTTTCAACGTAGTGTATCTCCGAGAGTTTACTATAGGCAACTTCCAAATAAGTGATACTCCTACCTATACTATTGAGGGGGAATCTGCAATAGACTTCTTTTTAAGATGTAATTATAAACAAGGTAGTTTAGAGATATCTAAGACAGATATACATAACGTTAAACATACTGCCATAGAAGTATCACGTAGTGGTAATATTGTTACATTGGGGGGTACTCTTGGTTCTGGAACTATAGATTTAAGTACTCTAAAAGTAAATATGGTTCTTACTGATACAAGTGCTGGTAATATAACTGTTACTATGTACAATAAAAGAAAAGCTATAAGAGATTTTGATATAAGTAACAGACCTTTTATGTTAGCTTTTACTGTAGCTGTACTAAGGTCTTTTGGTTCTCTTAAATATCAGGCAACTTTAGACCCATCTGCTGGGCTACCATTCAGTCTACAGGCGGATACAATGCTAGACCGTGCTAGAGTATTAGAAGACCAATTACAAACAATGCTTAACAACAATGATAAATGGTATGAATTCGGGTATTAGAAAATACATTTTTGGTATTAAGAAATATGTTTAAAAAGATATTAAAATTATGCAATAATGTTAGGGAAGAATGGGCTGGCTCTGTAAAAACCAGTTGGAAGAAAGATGCTCTTATAGATGTTTTTGTTAATCCCAGTAAGGGAGAAATATTAAAAATGACTAGGGGAGGTAAAACTCCTGTTAGATTTTTTATAGCACTTAATGGTGATTTTTATGTATGGGCTTTTGATGATGCTGAACACGAAGAAGTAGCTAATCAACTTAAAAAGAACTATAAGGTTAAAGGTGTTTACTATAGTCCTGATTATATTGAATTTTTCAAAGTTAAAACTCCAGAGAGAGTTTATCCTGAAGTAGAGAGTAGTAAAATAATGAATGTTTTAGATAAGGATTTCCACGATAACTTATTGAGGCAAAAATTAATTCATGGAGTTCCTATAGGTAAGTTATTATATTAGGTGGATTATGTCCATTAAGAGAATTAAAAAGATAATAGAGGAATTGGATGAGGGTAAACAGGTAGGCACTCTTTACCATTTTACTAATGCTGATAAATTTATACACATTCTTAAAGATAATTCTTTAAAATCTAGTAGGAGACAACCAGATAATGGCTATGGTGGTTATGGTTATATATCTTTTACTAGGGATAAGAATTTCAATAAGATACCACGAGGAAGCATATCTGGAACAGCAATAGTTTTTATAGTAGATGGGGATAAATTATCTAATAGATTTAAAATAGAACCCTTTAATTATTATAATTATGCTAGTAAAAGTAACCCAGAACGAGTAGAAGCTGAGGAAAGAGTGATAGGTAAGGGTATTTATGCTGTAGAAGGTATGGAGATACCTAATTTTTTGAACTATGTAACAGATATCATAGTGTACAAAGATAAATTTCTTCAAGAGATGAGAATAGGGGGCATGCTTAGGTCAGAGAGAAGAGACTTAAGGGATGAGCTTGGTTTAAATATTGAGAATGGGGAACTTGATGCTCCTAATATTCAAATAGCTAATCAATTTTATGAAGCTTTTATGAAATATCTAAACGATAACCACATTAGATATGAGGTTATCGAATAATGAACTATAATAATATGATACTTGCACATAACACTACTAAGGAAGCCAAAACTAATATAATAGGAAGTGGCTTTCATTTAAATAGATTTGGGGAAACCTCCAAAGTTTGGGGAATGGATTATAAAAAAGATTTATATGGTATAAGTTTTTCTACAACCACAGAGCCTTATGATGAAGAAAATTTATCTTGGAAAGGATTAGGTAACACTGCTACCGTATATGCTAAGTTTAACCATAAAGCTAAACCTTTAGAATTAGGATTCTACATTGATGGTAAATTTTGGAAAGACTACCTTCATGAAAAGTATAAGACTACTAATGGGAAGATACTGGCTAAAAGAATTATGAGACAGGGATACAACTCTGTAATAACTAAGGATGAAGACAACCATATTATGGAAGTGGTAGTACTAGATTTATCTTCTATAGATTTATTTGGAACTTTTCCTAAAAACGAAAATAAATGTTTAAAAAATATAAAAGATATTATAAATGAGATATCTTGGACTGATTTATATCCAAAGGACTTTATTAAATTTAGAAAAGACTATACTAAAAAGAAAGACGACTATAGGATATATGTTAATTTTTCAAATTTTAACGATAATACTGTAGATAAGAATCCTTATGATGACCCGAACCACTCAGACCCAGTAGGTGTCTATGGATATCCGTTAAAATATGTGATAGATTACCCTGCTGATATATGGTATGGTAGAAATGCTAAGTATCTTAGAGTTATACAAGACACTTCTAAAAATCCTTTATATATAACAGAGATGACAGATAGGCAGATAGAAATAATTTTAAATGACATGGGATTTAAACCTTCCCAAGTTGAAGATTTATTGAAGAGAGCTAAGAAATATTTTGGATATACTGGCTCTAACGCTATGAGAAAATCGTTTATGTCCGTAGTTCAAATAAAAAATGTAAATGAATTATCTGGAAAGAAACCTTTTTGGAGTAGTGATGAAAAAGTAAAATTGGAGATGCGTTCTGGAAAAGAACAGACATCTTTGTTCTTAAAAGCAGGTTTTGATTGTATAATAGACAACGCTAAGAATCAAAAGAGTGCGGTTATTAATCCTAGAGAACCTCAACAAACTATATTTTTAACTAGGGATTCATTTAAAATTATAGATATTTATGAACTTAGAGGAGGAGAAAAGGATTATATAGCTGGAAGTATGTCTTCTCAAGATGAAGAAAGGTTGTCCAGAAAATTAGCTTCCTTGATACTCGATAGAATAGATGGAGATAAATTATTATCTCAAGAAGCTTTAAGAACTAATCAAAATGGATATAGTGTGTACTGGACTAATAAAGGTAGAAGGATAGCTATTAAGTTTGATGTAGACGATAGTTATTATCAAAATAAATCTTGGGGAGAAAAGACACATAAAGAAAATAAGTGGTCTGATTACCATAAACCTAAGATTATAATATATGCAGAGAAGATATTTTTAACTACTACCTTTTCTAAGGAAACTACTTTTGAGGAGATAGCTAGACAAATAGCTATGGATTGGGATACGTCTCCTAATAACCCAGACTTTAGACCAGAGAACCAACAATCTTATCTAAATAAAGAAGAAGTAGCTAGAAGTGAAACTAGAATAAACCAATTAGTACAGTGGTTTGAAACACAATTAAAATCAATTATTGATTTATGTGTACATTATGGATTTTCTTTTACCCCTACTAACGATAAACCTACTCTGTTCTTACTCTATTTATTGTTTATTAGAGTTCATTTTGCTACCGAAGAAAAGCCCTATAGTAATCAATTATTTACGGAAACTTTAAATGGTATAAAAATGGCTAGTGATGATAAATATCATTATGATAAATACTTGCAGGAAAGAGTATCTTTTAATGAACCTCAGATAGAGCAATTTAGAAAATTGCTTGAGAAGATGTTTAATGAGGATACTATCATTAATGAGGGATATAAAGAAATAACTTTGGGAGAATATTTCAGAACTAGAGTTTTGGAATTGGGGGACAGGAAAGTCCCTTTATTCGATATTTTTAATGAATTTATTAATAATAGTAAGGTCAGCGGTAATGAAATTAAATAAAATAATACGATTAAGTAATATAATAAACGAACAAAACCCTGCTCTTTCCCTGTTGGGGGATATAGGTAAGAGTGCTTTATCTACTATAGGAAATGAATTAGCTGATGTTCTGGGAGGTTTGGCTACTGGATTTTTAAGAGCTATTCCTATTCCTCTGGTAAGTGCTTTTTCTGATATGATAGGAAAAACAATATCTAAATCCTTCATAGAGAAGATACACGAAAGAGATAGAACCGAGATAAAAAACTGGTACTATGGAAATAAATTATATTATAGAGAGTTACCTAGATTACCTATTACTTATGATGTAGTTGATAAGGTTAATAAATTGTTATTACCTGCTTTTAATAAAAAAGGATACTTGGTTCAAGTCAACGGTAAACTTAGAAGTCCTAGTTTTTATTTAGCTCAATTATTTATATTACCCAACAGGAAGCCTATACTAGATACTAAAAGAAACCCTAGAGTGTTTCCTATTCCTGTTGCATGGTTAGAAAATATGGATACAGAAGACGAGGCTAGTTTTGTTGTAGAATATTTAAGTGAGTTGTGGGAATTAAAACAATGATGAAAAAGATATTAAAATTAGTAGAGAGTGTCTTAAGTCCTGAAGAAATGGATATATTAAATACATATTCTAAACCTACCCCAAATTATGAATTGGACAGAGAGATTGAGTTAGCTAAAAGTAAAGGCTATGATATAAGGATTGTTAAAGAATACCCCTATAAGTTTTTATTAGACGTATTTAAAAATAAAGAAAGAATAAATTCTATTTCAATAGATAAAAAGGATTTATTAAATAATAACGTAGATATTATAAATTTAATACGTAGTCGAGAAGACTATTGATATTTAATTAAATTTATGGTATAATATTAATAATTACAGTTGTCGGAGAGAATTAAATGGCTAGACTTACTTTGGAGCAAATATGGATAAATGCGACTACCCTCCCAGATGCTAAGGGAAACCCTGCTGTGTGGAGACGTAATTATTCCCAGTCTCCTAAGAGACAAATAAATCAAATAGTTCCTTTTCTTGGAACAAAGACAGTTTTAATATCTGCTTCATTCTGGGGCTTAACTGAGAAATCTGTTCACTTATCTAATATTTTATTTATGGGTTGTGAGATAGTAGAAGAGACAGAAGAGCCAGTACAGGAGCCAGAGGAGACCCAAGAACCCACTATCATAGATGCCGAAAAACCTAAAATACCAAATAGAAAACCAATAGTAAATACTAACATTAATCCTTCTTATGACCCCAATACTCATTTTAGAATACAGTATCAAAATAAATTCTATTGGATAAAGAAATTTGATATGAAAAGACAACCTGTACTTGTACGTTGTTCTTGTAGTGATTACTATTTTACTTGGAGTTGGTCTAATTTAATTAATCAAATTCAGTTTGGGGGAAGGTTTAAGCCTTATGTTAGAAAGACTAAGACCCACGCACCAAGGAATCCAGACCCAAGAAAATATTGGGGACTTTGCAAACATTTGGCACAATTCGCATCTATGTTACAAAATAATGGATTATCCTTATAGTATATGAACTATTATCAACTTCTGGGGATAGACAGTAGGGCTTCTAAAAACGATATTAAGAAAGCATATCGTAAGAAGGCTGTGGAATTTCATCCAGACATAAATAAATCTCCAGAAGCCCTACTTGTCTTTAAGAAGATAAAGACAGCATACGATAATCTCTATGACGATACTCTGAGAATGTTATATGATAGGTCATTAGTAAATATAATAAATAGTAGAAATATATACACTCAAGTATACAAAAAAGATACTTATGGTGTTAAACCCACCCCAGTAATAATAGAACCGAGAAACGTAGTTGTTAAAGGAATAGAATTTTTAGATATCAAAAGAAAACCAGATTCTTTTTCGGATGTTGTTTATACTTTTAATTTAAATCTTAAGAATGTAGATTTAACTAATTGTTATGTATACCCTGTTATGAGAGTTAAAGGATTATTACTTTTTGAAGACAGTCATTTTCAATTTATAATAAAATGCCCCGAACATAAAGGTAATTTTTGGATAGAGGTAGTGGATTTAGAAACCGACTATATAATTTATCAAATAGGTAAGTTAAGCTTAAATAAGATAAAGTATGGTGCTAGAATACCTATAAGTAATATGAACAGAGCTTTAATAAATTTTTTAGATAGAGTATTGATGGGAGGGTAGTATGCCAGATTGTGAAAAAGCTTTTTGTCCTAGTTGTGGAAAAGTGGATATAAAAGAAGATGTTTGTGATTCTTGTGGTTTCAGTTTAGGAACTATTTTACATTGTCCCCAGAAACAGGCTAATGGAAATTGTAGTAAAACTAAAACTCCTTGTAGTATCGAAGATATGTCTTGGGAAGTTTGTGAATTCATGAGAACAGAAGAAAAGTAGTCTGTAAATAATTGTAACAAAGTAATAACAGAAGACTTGAAATATAGTCTTCTTTTTGTTATCATTTAATTATAAAACTAAAGGAGATACTATGAGAATATTAAAAGACGGGTCAATAAGTTTAAACAAAAAAGATAAAATAAGATTATTAAAACAACTCTCCTATAAAGTTCAAATAAAACAATTACCCTTTTCTATCTTAGTAGATGTGATGAATTTAACTAAAGACGTAAATAAAATAGGAAGAGGGTATACTTACTATAATACGGTATTACAAGTATGTAATGAGTTAGGAGTTTAATTATGAATACATATTCTATCCTAGAATGTCGTTCTTGTGGAAATGTTAAATTAGTGTATAATGGTTTAACATTAGGAGGTAAGAAAACTTCTTGTGATTGTGGTAAGGAATCCATTATAATATATGGGTTAATAAAGGATAAAAAATTTGAGTTTAGAAAAACAAGGTTGTAATATTTATATTATATTTAGGAAAACTAAATTCGGAGATTAAAAATGCTAACCCCAGAGCAAAGAACTATTTTTTCTGATGTGGAAAAGGTACTAAGAGGAAAGTCTGGAAAGAATTTAAGTATTGGTATTATCACTGCGGAAAATAGTATGGGTAAAAGATTACCTGATTCTATTAATAATAAAAGAAATTATACTCTTTTAAAGAAATTTAAAACTCATCCCAATACTAGAGTCTTCCCTCTTCAAGGAAATTTTGAGGGGGTTTTAGAGAATTCTTATTTAGTTACGGGGCTATCTTTGGATGAGTTAGAAGAATTAGCTAAAGAGTTTGGACAGCTTTCTTTCATATATGGTAACGGTATTGACGATAATATGATATTTCATTATATGGAAGTAGATGATGATGGAAATTATAATAGTACTCAAGTAAGAAGAACTTTTGTTTTTAGAGATAAAGCTGAAGAAAATTACTCTTCTTATAAAGGAGTGAAATTCGTGATACCCTTTTTCGATGATGAGTATGTTAGTAAAAAATGGAATCAATTATCTGGGGAGGATAGAGGCGGAGAAGAGGATATTAAAAATAAAACAGATAATGAAGATAACGGAGAGAATAAGATGGAGAGTAATAATTTTGGAAGAATAAATCAATTGATTGATTCCTTAAAACTCGACGAAAAAGCCAAAGTTAAAATTAAAGTCAAACATAGCGATTTATTAGAAATTCCAGAGGACAAGAATTTCTGGCAAGTTCCTTTTAAACATTATGTAGATTTAGTAGAGAAAAAAGGCTATGCTAAAGTAATAAGAGCTTTGAACAATATTAAAGTTTGGCATAAATCTGAAGAACCAGAGATAGGTAATAAAGCCGATGCTCTTATGGATAAATTAAAAGAAAAATTTAGACCCGAAAAGAGTGAGGGGTTCATGGATAATATACAGGCTAATATTCCTAAACTCCATGCCATAGATGTTCAAGGAGGAACTGGTGGGGCTGTAGGAGCGGGAACTCCAGAACAGATAGAGAAAGCTAAATTCATAGCTAAAGTAAAAGCTATGCAAGCTCAAAAAGAAGGAAGACGTATGGGAGTAGGTTCTGTGTCTAAATCAGATTTAGCCAATTATGACCACTATGTACAATTGCACAAAAGACTTTCTGGGGAAGAGGAAGAATAATGACGGGATATTGTCATGAATGTAAATTTTACAAAGAGAATGAATCCTCCAGATTAATGGGGGAATGTACCAGCGAAGATGTTAATGAACATAATGAATTAAATATAGACGGAGCTGGTGTTTATCTCGAAGAAGGAGAACACATGGTTGGTATGAATTTTGGCTGTATTCATTTTGAACAATCAGAAGAAGATAGTTATGATGACTATGACAACGAAGAAGATGGATGGTAATAAGATGTCTTTTAAAAGAATAAAAAAAGTAATAGATGAGAACTATGATATATATGAAGATACTCTGCAAAGTACCCTTGATGATATTCATAACTCTTTAGAAACTTTGGACGGTATTATAAAAGATGAAGGTATGTCTTATGGAGCATCTGACGATATAGTGGAAAGAGCCAAGCAAGTAAAAGAACATTTAATAGAGGCTCTTAATATAGGAAGGAATAAAATACAAGAAGATGGAACTGTTGCTGACTTGGGAGCACTTCCTAAACTTCCTTTAAGTGTTGTTGATGCTAGAGGTCAAAATTATAATCTAGCGGGTGCTGGGGCTTCTAAGAAAATGAAATCTTCTAAGAAGAAAAAGAAACATGAGGGTATTGGGGACTTCGGAGGAAGACCTGATACAAGCTATAGGGGAACTATAAAAAATATAGAACATAATATAGCTAATAGGTGGAAAGACTTAGATAAGGAAGAGATTAAGAAAAAAATACAAGATTATCATCATGCTACTGAATCAGATAAGAGAGAAGTTCTTTCACATTTTAATAAAAATTTAGATAGTCTTATTAAAGAACGAGAATAATTCATTTTTATATTATAGTTACTAAGGGATAACCGAAAGGTCTATCCCATTTTTGTTTTATATTATATTTAGATTGAGAGGGTTTTATGATTTTAGTAGATTTGCTCCAAATTTTTACAGATTTGACTCCCGACATCTTAGATATATATGAAGATTTGTTTGGGCTTCCATGTAATGTGTATTTAGCAGATAAGCTAGATGACATGTTTGATGATTTTGGTAAAGTGAGATACAAGGCTACTCCAGAATATACTAACAGAAAGATACTTATAGTTAATTTTATTAAGCCAGATGCTATGAGGGGCAACTTAACTCAGTTTGAAAGTTTCTTTGGGGATGAAAGACCTTACATAATAACTCACGAACAGAAAAGAATACCCCCAAGAGCTAGGATAGATGCTTTTTTGGGAGGAGCTAAGATGTCTTTCCAAACAGAAATAGATAGAGTCGTTACGGGTGCTTTGGCTACTGACCCCGATACAGGAGCTATTACTGGAGACCACAGTACTATTATGATTAAACAGTACTTACGTCCACTTACTTAGAGGAAAAATATGTTTTACCATTTCGCTATACAGAGATTTTTTATAGATATTAAAGCACACTCTGGCTTTAACTTTTTGGAATTTCCAGATATAGGTAATAAATCTCATTTTTATAATATTAATTTTAGCTTTGAGGATAAAGTATACAAGAGACTTTCTCAGTTTGTATACGAAGATAGAGAACAGCCTTTTATATTTGCTATGTATAATAGGGGAGTACTAAATGCAGTTCCCACGCAACCTAGACAATTTAAAGCTTCTCATAGAAACATAGGAGCCTTATCAGCGGATTTATATACTGTTAAAAATGTACAGGCTCAAACAAATATTTGCTGGATATCCAACGACCCTACATACCTAATGGAATTTGAAGAATATTTCTTAATGGCTTATGATAGAACTAAGCACTATCAAACTACTTATCAGATACCTACAGATTATTTAGATTTAGACATAGTGATATCAGTAAATCAAGGACTTAAAAAGTTTATCTTAAATTCAGAATTTACTTTAGAACCCCAAAACTCTCTCCTTCTTATAAATTCTACAGGAAACAATGGTTCTTATACTGTAGTAAGTTCTACTATAGTGTCTGGAACTACAGAGATTATAGTTCAAGAATCTATAAATTCTACTATAGCAGATGGACTTATGATTAAACAGAATACTATAATGGAAGTCCCAGCTACAATATTTCTAAAAGACATAGAATCAAATTCATTTGAAAATTATAATGACCAGTCAAGGGGAGAAATAACTTTCTTAGTTAATTCATTTAATTTAGAGTATCCTGTTATAAAGAAAGAAAATGCTTCTGGGGGTCCTTCTGGAATTGCTAGTTCAAAATTAATAAAGCATATATCATTAAAGATAAAGAATGTTCCAGATATGGGAAATCTAATTATGAGCCAACCATACGAGGAAATAAATATAGATGGTTGATAGTTTATATTATAAATAGGATTGAAGTATTAATTAGGAGTTATAATAAAATGTTTGAAGCAAAA